TTCAATGGAGATATAATTTATGAGGGTAGATGGGGAAATAGTTTACGTTTTGGAAGTACTATTATTCCCCCAACTAATACTCAATCATCAATCAATAATAACTGGTCAGCAACTGGTTCAAATGGGGATCCTATTACTATTCTACGAAATGGGCAACCATCAAATGTAACTGATGAGGGTTGGCTCCCTATTACCGAAAATTTATCTACTGATTTATCTTCGATTTATCTTACTTCATATCAAAAAATTCCATTTAGTATAGCGAATGAAAATTTTATTTCCTATACAACACCACCAACTACTCCAGCTCAATATCTAAACCCACAAATTATACTTAACTCAGATAGAGTTGTAATTAATGCTAAAAATGATAGTGTATTAATTAGTGGACAAAATTCAGTTGGTTTATCTTCAAACGGAAGTATAAATTTAGAATCTACTAGTGAGGTAAACATTGCTAGTAAATTAACTCGTTTAGGAAATAAAGATGCAAATCAATCTGTTTTACGAGGAGATGAAACTGTAGCATATTTAAAAATATTGATTACTGAATTACAAAATCTAGCTGAGGCTTTAAAAGTAGTTCAAGATTGGCCTGGAGGTGCTCCTGCACCTAACCCAGTTATTTTAACAGCCGCTAATTCAGCTTTACAGGTTTTTGAAAATGTTTACAATGAAATTGATAGTATTAAATCTAAAATTGTTAAAACAGCATGATTTATTCTATAAAAGGAACCGTTGTAAATGGTCAATCACAAGATCCAATTAAAGGAGCAAAGGTATCTGTTTCTCCAATTAATTTTGTATTCACTGATACTAATGGAAATTTTACATTAGATGGAAATATTCCTGAAAGTGGAAGTTTATCTATGACTATAAATGCTACTGGGTATCAATTTATAGAACCACCTTTATATAAAGGAGATGGTAGTTTAAAACCTGATTTAGGTGTTTTACAATTACAACCTATAGTTTCTTCTTTAGCTCAAGAAAAAATTAAATCTTCTCAATTAAGTAAAAATCAAATTAAAGAAATTTCTAGAAACAAAAAAGATCTTTCATATTACGCTGAAGAAAAATTATCTAATCAAGTTAATACTTTAAAAAATACTTTAATTCCCGCGGTATTAACTATGGTTGCTGGGTTTGGAATAACTAAAGTCTCAGAATATAAAGCTGAACAATTACCTAAACTTTTAGATCAAGCAGTTTGTCCTACACAAGCTGAATTGACTAATTTAATTAATAGAAAAAACAAACTAGTTAAACAATTAAATAATAGTTTAAAAACAATTGATGCTACTACAATTGCTTTAGGTATTACTGGAGGGCTTATTCAAGCATTAGAAATATCTTTAAGAGCCCAAATAGCTATCCTTACCCCTGTACCACCAGCTGCAAATGAGGCTAATAGAATTTTAGACAAAAGAATATCCCAATTAAAATCAGTTAACGCAGGTATATTATCTATATTGGTTATTCTACGTCAAGTGTTAGCTCAAGCAATTCAATTACTTAATCTACTTGATAAATTAGTTCAAAAATGTTATCCTAATGCTGATCAAGAAAGAGTTTCACTTGAATTAACTGCTTTAACTGTTCAACAATCCACTCAATTATCTCCTGTAGTTACAAATGTAAATGGATTTGAAATGGGTGTTGAAACAGAAAATTCTCCAAATACCCTAAAACGTAGACGAGCTATTGCACGTAATAAACAAGGTGTAGTAATGTTACAGGGAGAATGGTCATTTAGTTCAATTGACCAAATATTAATAGACGAACTAGTATTTTACATTCAGCAAAATAATTTAAAAGCTGACTAATTTAATATTTATAACCATATGAAAACCGACGGATTAAAAAAATTAATTAAAGAAGCTGTACGAGAAGCAATCCAAGAGGAATTAAAAGATATTCTTTTGGAAGCAGTTCGTACTCCAAAAACAATTGTAAAGGAATCTATTCAAACAATAGATACACCTAAACCTACATTTACCCAACCTACAATGGATTTAAGATCTAAATATGCTGATGTATTAGGTGAAACTGCTTTAAGTTTTACTTCACAAGATGCAGTTCCATTTAGACCACAAGTAAGTGACCCTGTAAATGGTAATTTAGGTGCTGGTGAAGTAGGAATGGATCAAATTATGAATTTATTGAATAGCAAATAATGCCATTTAATCAACAACAGATAGCCCCTGCTAATTTAAACCCAACAGTTGGTTTAGGGGTTAGCATTCCTTTCAGTAATACTAGTGTATTTAGTTCAACATATACTACTCAAGAAGCAGTTAAAACTAATTTAATTAACTACTTTTTAACTAATCCTGGAGAAATTCCTTTAAACCCAACGTTTGGTGCGGGATTAAGAAGTTTTTTATTTGAACAAATATCTGATATAACTGTAGAAAATGTTAAATCTTTTGTTCAATCTAAGTTAGAAACTGCATTCCCAATGGTTCGAATTGATTCTTTGCAAGTACTAACTAACCAACAAGATTATAATACTATAATAATCCAATTAAAATACTATATACCAAATTCCAACATTAATGGAAATTTAACATTCCAATTCTAAAATGGCTACAACAAATAGAGACATAAAATACATTAATCGTGACTTCTCAGATTTCAGAGCACGTTTAATAGAATATGCTAGAACATATTTCCCTCAAACCTACAATGATTTCTCTGCAACATCACCAGGTATGATGTTTATGGAACAAGCTGCATATGTGGGGGATGTTTTAAGTTTCTATTTAGACAACCAATTTCAAGAAACATTTGTTCAATATGCCCAACAAACAAATAATGTATTTGAATTAGCATATATGTTTGGTTATAAACCAAAGACAACAGGTGTAGCACAAACTCTTATTACTTTTTATCAACAATTACCTTCTAAATTAGTTGGTGGTCAGTATGTTCCTGATTATGACTATGCTTTAGTTGTAGAAGGAAATAGCACTATTTCAACCCCAAATAATATATCATTTCTAATCCAAGATAAAGTTGATTTCTCAGTTTCTAGTTCCCAAGATCCAACCAATGTTTCAGTATACCAAATAGCAGGAAATATTCCTCAATATTATTTACTTGAAAAAACTAGAAAAGCCATTTCAGCTGAAGTTAAAACTTTAAATTTTTCTTTTGGGGCTGCAGAACAATTTTCTACAGTTGATATAAATGATCCTAACATCATCAAAATATTAGATGTTACTGATTCAGACGGTAACAAATGGTATGAAGTAGACCATTTAGGTCAAGAAATGGTTTTAGATACTATTAAAAACACAAATGTAAATGATCCAAATGTAAACGGAGATACTCCTTATTTACTTCGTTTAAAGAAAGTAGCTCGTCGTTTTGCAACTAGATTTACTTCTTTAAATAACCTCCAACTCCAGTTTGGATCTGGAAATCCTTCAGACGTAACCGAAGAAATTACTCCAAATGCCGATAACGTAGGTATTGGTCTACCATTTGAACAAGATAAACTTACCACAGCATATTCACCTACAAATTTTCTATTTACAGGAACATATGGTATTGCACCTTCAAACACTACTTTAACTGTAAGATATTTGACGGGTGGTGGTGTTAATTCTAATGTTAATTCTGGGGTATTAACAAATCTAAATAAAAGTAATACTCGTTTTAATAATATAAATTTAAATAGCACTACAGCTAACTATATTTTTAATTCTTTAACTACTAATAATACTGTAGCTGCTAGTGGAGGTAAAGGAGGAGACACATTAGAAGAAATACGCCAAAATACTTTAGCATTGATTGCCTCCCAAAAACGATCAGTTACAGCAGATGACTATTTAATTCGTGCTTTAAGTATGCCTTCTGATTATGGTGCTATTTCTAAAGCATTCATTGAACAACCTAAATTAACAGATAATCAAGTTTCAACTATTGAAACCCTTAATTTATATGTTTTATCTTTAAATGCCCAAGGTCAACTAGATTATGCTAGTACTACTTTGAAAAATAATTTACGC